GTATTATCTGCGCTTTTGGCTTAGCAGCTGCCGCACCTCGCTCGCCGTATCGGCACTTAGAATTATGCGGTATTGCCTAAAATAATCCCCGAAAATTTTCCCGCCGCGGTGTAACACTGCGGCGGTTTTTGCGTTTCTTAGGACTGAAGGGCCCAAAACAAAGACCACTCGAACAAAACACAGGAGAAAATTCACCGTGAGATCCACAGCGAAATAATTTTCAAAAAAGTTTGCGCGGAGGGGTTGACAACCCCTCCATATTTTTGTATAATAATACCTGCATTCTGGCGGCAGCCACTGTGGAGAGGTGTCCGAGTGGTTTATGGAACTGGTCTTGAAAACCAGCGATTCGCGCGAGCGGACCATGGGTTCGAATCCCATCCTCTCCGCCATTTTGTGATAACAAGTGAATATATAGAATCACTTTGACTTGTGGAGTAATACTCAAGAGGTCGAAGAGGCGCCCCTGCTAAGGGCGTAGGGTGGGAAACCGCCGCGAGAGTTCAAATCTCTCTTACTCCGCCAATGTAAAAACCGCGATACAACCTGCAAAGGTTGGTGTATCGCGGTTTTTCATTTATCAGATAGTGCTAGATACTGTTGAATACTGTTAGATAATGTTTCGTAAATGGTTCGTAATCGGCCAAAAGTTCGTAAAAAGTTCGTAGTAATTTGCCCCAAAAATCACCGTAAAAAAGCGGCAGGCTGCCAACATTGAGCAGCCTGCCGCTTACTTATTTGCCGTTGTTTTTACCTTCGGTCTGCGTGCCGAAGTAGAACGCCACCACCATGGTGACGATCGTCATCACTGTGTCCGGCTGCAGGCCGCCCCGCAGCGCAAGAATTGCGAAAACCGCAACCACCACAAGCGTTACAATGGTTTTTACCTTGATAAGCGCTGCCAGATTTTTCAAAAAATCGCCCATAGATATGCACCCTCTTTCAGCCGATCAGATGCTTCTGCAAGGCTTCCTTTGCTTTCTGCATCTGGTCAATGTTGTTTCCATCCAGATTGTGGTCAAGCAGGGCCAGCAACGCCTGCATGGTCACATGCTGCCCCTCGTCCATGCGGTCAAGCCGCTGTTTGTCGTTTCTCAAGAATCCCTCCATGGCATTCACCCGCGTTTCAAGCTGTGTGATGCGTTTGTCCTGGTCGGTCTTCGGCTTTTTTACTGCGGTGATTACTTTGCTGATGGCAACGCCCCCGGCATACAGCCCGGCAGCAGCACCCGCCGCGTAAATTAAAAACGCCCAGGCCTCCGCAAGTGTAAACGAAAATACATGCTGCATCGGCATCACACCTCCGCCCATTCAGATTTGTACAGCCCGGCATCGGTCAGGCCGCGGCTCTGGCACACGGCAAAGACGGCGTCTGCGTCCCCCTGCGATACCGGCCCTACCGTGATGACCTGCAGCTTGTTTGCAGGCTTGTCCGCTGCGGGCAGGGCCTTGACCAGATGGTTCAAATCAACCGCGCCAGTAATACCTGCCACGCCGCCCTTTGCGGTCTGGCTGTATTGGTGGATGTGGCGCGGCAGCGTTTTGTCGTAGTTTGTGCGCGTGTCGGCCAGCCAGCCAATGTAGTCCTTGCACAGGCCCTCGTAGTCGATGTTTGCCGTGGCAAACGACGTAAACGTGTAGACGCCCGGCTGGTAGCCCAGCGCCGCCGCACGTACACAGAACGCTCGGGCGCAGGCCGTGCGCTGCGCCTTGGTCAGGTTGTCCGCACGGCCATCGTGGACGCCGGTCTTGGTTGTGTGTCCCCATTCGCTGTCGAAGAACAAGGGATAGCCTGTCGGGGCCAGGCTGGCGCAGAAATCCGCTTCGGCGCGGGCCTCGTCCTCGGTGATGGCCTGGCTAAAGAAGTAGAACCCCAGCAGCTTGTTGTTGGCCTTGGCTCCGGCCAGGTTGGCGTTGAACTGCTCGTCCTTCATCAGTGCGCCGCTGCCATAACCACGGTAGCCGATGCGCACCAGGGCGCGGTAGGGAACCTTTGCCCAGTCGATGGTGCCCTGATGGTGAGACACATCAATCAGCACTTCCTCGCCGCTTGTCTGCACAGGCTGGCCACCGTATGTGCCCGCCTTGTTGGGTATGCCTGCATATGCAGTCGGGTCAAGGCCCTTGCTCTTGGCAGTGGCTCGCACCTCAAAGTGGCAGTGCGTCCATGTGCCTGCGGCGTTGCCGGTCTGGCCGACAACCGCCAGCACATCGCCGGTCTTGACTTTTGTCCCTTTGTCGACAAGCAGTTGCGAGCAGTGTGCAAAATACAGATAGTTCACTGCATCCGGGGTCTGGTTTGCGTCCAGCTTCACGCAGACATAATAGCCCCATTCCCATGTCTTGTTGCTCTTGTTCGTCACGATGCGGGCTGTAACAACAGTTCCTGCAATGCTCTTGCCGTTGTAGCCGGGCATGCGGATTTTGTCGTCATCCATACCGCAAACATCAATGCCGCCGTGCCAGGTCTTGCCGCCGCCGCGCGTGTAACCGTAGCAGCTGTACGGGTACTTCACGAGATTTCTTCCGCTAAAAATCATGGTATCACTTCCTATCATTCGTCGGTGGTATTTTCAGCGCCGTCAACCTCCGGCACATCCGGCGTCTCCGCAACCTCGTCTGCGCTCTCTCTCGCATCCACCGCATCATAATACGCCTGCGCCAGCGCCTCCACCTCGGCAATATCCGCCTCATCCAGCAGGCCGTTGTCGTAGTGCGTGTATGCTTTGTCAAGCCAAAACGCAACATCGCGTCCTGCTGCAATCTCTCGCTTGATGCTGCGCAACGTCAAATCGTGCCGCGCTTTGCTTTTAATCGCCATTTTATTACTCCTTTCAGTTGATAGAAGCAACCGCTGCTTCCAAATCGGTAATCCGCTTAATCGGGTCTGCGCGTCCCGTCACAGTCGCGCTGTCGGCATCGGTCAGCACGGTGTTTGCTCCTGCAAGCGCGGGGATGGGCTGTGCGCCTGTCGCGGTGAAGGGGATGGGCTCTTCCAGCTTGTAAGCAATTTTTACGGGCGTGCCAGCGGCGTACTGGGCGGCGAGGTAGGCTTTAAGATCAGCAACTGTTGCGAAAGGTCCATCTGAAGCCACATGAAATACAATGCTTGTATCAGCAATGCGTATATAGTTAAACGGATATACCAGAGAGCCTTTTATGCTATCAAAATGACTTGATATTCCAAAAGTCCCGGGATAATGCTTTATTATGCCATATGCTGCCCATTGCTGCTCTTTTCTGCTCGCCACGGTGCCGTTGTTACTCAATGCCTCCGTCCCGTCCAGCGTAATCGTTTTCCACGTCTCCTGCCCCTCACCCGTCGCCGCGTCCACCTCACCGCCATACACGGTTTCGGGCAGGGTCAGGGTGTTGGTCTGCCCGATGTATGGTGTGTAGCTCTCCGCCAAGCCATCCAGCACAATCGCGACGTTTTCAAATTTCAAGTCAATTTTTCCGCCCGCACCGCTTCGGAACAGCTCACACATATACGCCGCATTTGCAGGAACCTCAAAGATTTTTGCGTTGGTGCTGCTAATGTAAGCTCCGTGAAGATCATAGAACGATGTATAAATCATCCCGCTTTCAGTTTCATAAAGAATCTTATATTTTGCTCCCGGCACCAAATGCACGCCAATGCCAATGCCATAACCAATTGAGCCAGCGTGAAAACTGATACCCCCCTCAAAGAAATTCACACCGGATACTTGGGACGCGGAAGTGTAGTTGTTGGATGTGAGCCCCAGCACATAGGTTCCGGGCTTGATAATGCGCTTCGTGGTATTTTCAAAAAATTTATCACAATCGCTTTCAGGCATTCCCTCCGCCAATTTCAGCAGATTCCCCCCACACCGTTCAACCGTCACGCTGTCACGTCCCTTGATGGGACGAATGTTTTCGGGGCTTGGTGTTCCGCTCCCATCCTGCATGGGTTCCCACTTCGCTTTCACGCCAAGCGGGTATCCCGCCACAGGGTAACACACAACAGGGTTGCCGCTTTCTTCCAGCGACGGGCAGAGCATATCAATGATGTGCTTGCTGCTCCACGGTGCGTCCTCGCTCACCGCCGCATCATCAATCTGTACGCCGTCCTTTCCGGCAGGCCCCTCCGGGCCAACCTCTCCCCGCGGCCCCTGCTCAACGCGCTCACCCTGCGGGCCAGTATCACCCTTGGGGCCAACCGGGCCAGTTTCGCCAACAGGACCCTGCGCGCCGGTATCGCCCTTCTCGCCTTGTACACCCTGAACGCCCTGCTCACCTTGGGGGCCGCGCTCTCCGGTGTCGCCCTTCTCGCCCTTGATACCCTGCGCGCCTTGCGGCCCAACAGGCCCCTGCGGGCCGACTGGGCCGATAAACTTCCCGTTGTCGGCGTCCTCCATCACGCTGTTGGCGACGTTCTCCGCGTTCGTGGCGCGCTGATCGGCGTCCTTTGCCGCGTCCCGGGCATCCTGCACCGCCTGCAGCACCTGCGCCGCCAGTTCGGGCGTCGGCTCTGCATCCGTGCCGCCGTATATGCCCGCTTGCTCAAGGATAAGATACTCCACGTTACAACTCGCCCGCTGCACGCCGGAGGCCAGCCCGGCCAGCACAAGCACGCCATCCTTGGCCTCCTTCGTCACCTCGGGCGGCACGTCCATGGCATCCCCATCCAGCAGGGCCACGCGCAGCGGCTCTTCCCGCCCGGGGATGTGCCACGTTGCGGTGAGATTCAGCCCGTCCCACCCGGCCCCGCGCTCAATCTTGATACTCTCCGTGCCAAAGCTGGAATTAGTCCCCAGCACCAGCTTTCGCGGGGTGGGGGAGTAGTTGTCAAGTCTCAAAGTATGTACCATGTCCTACCTCCTTAACAATACAACAGTTTATCGGCGTTGATTACGATTGGCTCTCTCATGGTTTCACCCCTCCTCTTAGTAGTAAATCAATGTGATATGGCGGTTGATCACTCCGTTGTAGCTCCATGTAACGCGCACGGTGTTACCCGAAATTGTTAGACTTGCTATTTCGGAACTATTACCAGAAGCAGCGATGTTCGAAACACCGACCAATGTGCCGCTGGGCAACGTGTATACCCAGTCACCATATGAAGTGGCCATGGTGATTGTCACCGTTTTCAGCGCCACAGCGGTGACTTGCCCGCTCCCATCGTGGAATCCGGAGGGAATGGTCGCCACGCCGCCGGGGGAGAGCGTTGCCCCCCAGCTGCCTCGGTTCGGCATTTTCCCTTCCTTGATGGTTTTATCG